ATGCTTATGACCAAACTTTGCTTTAGCAGAATTTAATCTTCTTTTCTTGCCCATAAAAACTCCTGTTTTGTATAATAACTAGTATAAAAAAGCGAAAATCTCAAAAATTGTAGGCGAAAAAATTTAACAGATCGACATTTTGAAAAAAACCCCCCAATCCGAAGAAAGGGGGGATTAAATATAAAATATATTTTATTTAGTATTTCTTTATCGGCTTATCCAAAAACAACGGCCGCGGCGGTGTTGGAAAGGCCCACCACCATCCAGTCGTCATCATTATAGCATGCTAGCTGAACCCAGTCGCCCACCGCTGCTCCTCCGGATTGATCGAAGATAATCTTCGTATTGCCGGATCCGGCAGTAGATTTACCGTTGTGAGCAGTAATGTTGCCAACAAAGTCTTCCGTGTTGAGGGCACCTTGGACGATATCGACATCTGCCGTCGCATCAACAAGCCAAAACGTAAATGTAAGTCCTGTTGCCGCAGAAGGCAAAGTAACATCGTGTGTAGTCGAACCATCAAGGAAAATAATTTTCCCCGAATCGGCTGCAGTTAAAGTTGTATCTGCGGTAGTCGTCATAGTCACCTGCTTCCGCATTTGCATTGCATTGTTATTTTCGTTAATCAGGCTCTTAATTCTAGCCCAACCTACTCTTTTTGTTCCCATAATATATTTCTCCTTATATAATATTGTTAAGGTCAATTAACGAAAGGATTTCTCCTCTCGCCTATAAGTAGTTTTAGACAAACGAAAGCCCCCGTCAAAGACGGAGGCTTTACATTTATATTGCTACTAGTGTTTAGCTAGTTGCGCCTGCTTCACCAACAAGTCCGCGAACCACGACTAAGCCGTAGAGGTCAGGACGAACCATCTTCTTGGCATAGCGAGTCATCACGCCCTTACGGGGCACGAAGTCCTCTGGTCCAAAGATGGTGGGTGTCGTCTGCAACGGTACGTATGGAGCGTACACATATCCGCTTTCAAGGAAAGAGGAGCCGCGACGACCAACAAGGACGAGGTTACGAAGGAAGTAAGGATCCACGATAACATCGAACTTCTTGGAAAGGCTACCAACCTTAACAGCACCGACCGAACCGCTCTCATCGTCGTGAGTGACACTTGCACGGAAACCAGCAGTGAACTCAAGGATGTTAGCAACCTCTGGGCCTACGACCAAGAAGTTAGCTCCACCACGAAGAGTCTTTCTGTGGATTTGTGCAGAAACATCGTTGATTGTCTCAACGAGTGTCTCATACCACTCGGACACTGTACCGGTGAAGTCGGGAGCAGCAGAGCTAGCGCCGATTTCTGTACCAGTTGAGCGGTCCAAGAAAAGACCAGGAGAGCGAGACCAGTAATATGTTGCAGCAGTTGCACCATTTACAAGGTCAGCGAGGATCTCACGATCAATCTCAAGAGCAATCTGCTCAGAGAGGATGCTTGTAAGCTCGACCTCTGCATCAAGGTTGTGGTAAGCGTTAAGATCTTGTCCTAACTCTGGGGTCCACTTAGCCTTGAGCTTCTTGGTCTGGGCGGTAACAGCAATGCTATCCACCTTGATGTCGATCTCGGGGATGAACTCACTACCTTCAAGGCCCCACTCGGCAGCACCAACGACAGCGCCAAGAGTATCAGCCTTAGCAATGTTATCAGTCTGTGCGGTGTTAACTCTAAGGGTAACGCCAGATGCCTTCGAAAGAGTATCAATCGTAGCAAGGCTTGTTAGCCAATACATCTGTACAGCTGTAGTGCTTGTCTCTGAACCAGTGTGATGGGTCAGGCGACGAAGCTGCTGGGTGTTGGCCGAAGAAACAGCTGCAACTCCTAACAATGTTGCCAAGTCAGTACTAGCATGGCCAGAAGCCGCACCACCACTAATCGAGGACGAGAAAGCCGCATAGTTATTATAATCTGTCTGAGTCGACAAACCACTTCTAAGAACATCGGCACGAACAATCCAGCGAGCAGTAGCGGACGAACTGAGGGAAATCAGATCGGGATCCCACTGAATGCTCTTCTTCTGAGCGTTAGTTGCACCAGTCAAACTGAAGTACTCAACGTGGATGGCACTAGATGTGATATTGGTTGAACCAGTTGGAGAGCCGTAGTTATAACCACGAGCGCCAACTGTGCGTGGACCCGAAAGATCCTCTTTAAGATCTCCGACGAGATCCACACCACCTGTAATCTCTGAACCAACACGGTTTGTACCGTAAATTGACTTATCTTTGTAGTTACCAGAGCGGCTGGCTTCACTGCCATTTGCTCCAATATCTCCCGAGAACACAAAGTCAAGGAAGAAAATGAGACCACTAGGTAGACTCATCGGCTGAACGCTAACGAGGTCGTTAGCAATTAAGCCTGCGAAAACACGACGGACGATGGGGAATGCGACGGCGGCAAAACCTTCAACATCACCACTTGCCATAGCGGAACTTTCGCGGAGAAGCTCTTTGGCTTGATTCTCTAAGAGACGGGCCATAGCTCCTTTTTGTCGATCATTTGTCAAGCCTTCTAAAAGACCTGTGCGCTCCCACTTCGAAAGAAGTGCGTGACCTTCGGCGCGCATATCGCGGTTAACAATACCTTCTGTTAACCTTTCAACGATACCAGACATAATTAATCACCTCCTTATATATAATGATTTTTTTAGTTTATTTTATTCCAGCTAATCTCTTCATTCGATCTTGGAAAGGATCGGATGAAGGCTTCTCTGCGCGAGAAGCACGAATTACAGAAGAACGACGAGTAATTGCCTCGCTCAGCGATTGTGGGCTCTTTTTAGGAGTAGCCTGCGCTGTGCTTTGAAGCGTATCAAAAATTGTCCTTGCTTCCATAACTGAACCAGCACGTGAAATAGCTTCAACAATCGTTTCCTTTTGTCGCTCATTTAAGGAGGTATTTCTCAATACACGGTTCGTGTAGAGCAAGCGAGCATTGGAAAGATTTACATCTTGTAAACCTTCTTTCAGATCATTTGTTGCTTGCTTATATTGTTTGTTTTGCTCTTTAAGTTGTTTATTCTCAAAAACTAACTCTTCTTGAGCTTTTTTCAAATCTTTTAATTCTTCGGCCACTTCCGTACTGCGACGGTGGGCCATCTCTAATTCCATCTCATGCTTTTGTTCGGCGGATGATCGGCCGGCCCAGCCGGCCAAATCGGCGCCCATATCAACTGTTAATGTTTCTGCGATTGAAGCAACAAGGCCGTCTAGATCAATCTCCTCATCAATAACTGGTTCTTCCATCTGAAGATTTTCATCTTCATCAGTCTCGGCTGATTGGCCGGTGGCGGGGGTACCTACATCGATGTGCTCATCTTCTTCTGCAAGCATCTCTACGATGTCAGTTGCATCAAATTCATATTCTTGGCCCTCTTCAAGGGTGTTTGACAATTCCTTAATTGCTTCTTCGAGGGCGCCCAAATTTAAGTCAAATTCTGTGGGAGTTCCTTCTGCGGGGTTTCCAATTAAATTGTCTGCGGCGGCGAATGGGATCTCTTCGTCCGGATCGATATCTTCGGGGGGATCGCCGGCGAGGTCTGCAGCTATCGGATCTCCGGGTGTCTCCATGCCGCCAATATCGTCGACGGCAGGATCCTCTTCGGCCCCCAAGTCAAGGCCCAAATCGGCCGAGGCCAGATCGTCCTGTTCTAGAAGCCTGTCTAGAGTATCTTTAACTTCAGAAGAATATTTCTGAATAATTGCCGTTTCGGCATTCTTTAAGGCGGCCTCTTTGAGCGCCTTTGCATCAACGATAGCCTCGTTCAATAAATTAGACATACACGAACTCCTAAAAAAATACTAATTCAAAATAAATAGTGCTAAACATATCAAAACACCCGTGTTTATGAGCCCGACTTGTTTACAATCCACCAGCGGGAGCCATCGGATTGAAGGGTGCGCACGGAGTAATTGGACTTTATCTGTATTTCTCTTGTGAAATCCATCAGGGCGCTCTCGCATCTAATCTTTAAATAATAGGCCGAAACAAACTTGAATTTTTCCTCTTCTCTGCAGATTTTCTTAATTGTTATGATCCGCCCAACATTATCTTTAGGGGGCGGCAGCGATATTGTAATATGATTGTTAGATGTATCCGCCAATATTGTGTTGTCGGCCTCTATAATCTCACACTGTGCTTCTTTGACCGTGCGAATGCTTCTGTACAGGGCTCCATTTATTTCTAAGTCGCCATTGGCTTGTAAGTTACGATCAAATTGACCATCTAATGCCTTCATGCGGCCTCGCACGGATAATAATTTACTTTTCGAATCATATGTAAATTCTTCACATCCACCAAGCTTTTGAGAATTGTTATATTGAACCGCATTCTTGCCTCCACTTGCTGCTGGTGTTTTTAAAACCAGATAGCCCTCATATAAATCTTTCAAAGTCGTGTGTCTGACTTGTGCTCTGTCTGCATCGTGAACCAAAAGGAGATCTACATCTGATAAGCTCTGGCCTCTTTGTTGAACGTCTAAAGAACTCAACATATCTACACAAAGCCGACCTCCTTGGAAGCCCAATCCAGAGTTAGGGTGCACAACAACGGCAACGCCATCTTCTGCAACTTTAACGCCATCGCCAGTATTCACATCCAATACTGTGTCTTTGTGGCATAAGAGGCCGCTTCCGTAATTTATTGAACGACCAGGAATTTTTCCTAATATATGGTTGGCCGGTACGTCATATAGTCCGGTGGCGGATCCGCTCATACATCTGGCGCGTATGATTGGGGCCTCAAAAACTTTTCCGTCAAAGGACAAGATACGACTACTTTTAGCCACGTTGCCTCCCTCGTACACTAAAACACCACCAGTGATGTCGCTTGACAATTGCCGAATGGCGACGTTATCTTCTACCGCACATCTACTCTGACGGGTGCTATCATAAAACGAGCTAGCACTCAACGAACCATCAATTCTCTGATTCCCTGTTTCGCCAACTATATCAGGCACTTTTCCTCTTTTAATATTATAAGCCATTAATCTGCTCTCCGTAGTAAATAGTTAATAAAAAAAAGGATGCCCCCCAATTGAGGGGCATCCAGACAAGAACCAAGAAAACTTGGTTAAGATTGATTAGACAATTCGCCAGTCGTTGGCAACAACATAGACGAAAGTAATAGCACCAAAAGGTGACTCAAGACGAACAGTCTCGTGTTCTTTATCAATTAAATGTGAGCCGGCACAGGTGACCGCAACATAGTTTGTTGCAGATGCAGATGCGTGACTCTTTAAAGTAACAACATCGCCGACGTCTGGTGAAGCCGGAAGCGTTACGGCGTGAGAAGCTGTCAAAGCTGCAGCAACATAGTTATAGCCCTCTACGAGTGCTTTACCGCTATATGCCGTGGTGACAGCACCACCGTCGGTAGAAAGCACACCAGCGGTAGCAGTAATACCAGCACCGGCCATTGCAGATGCAAGGTCGGCGAAGGTATCTCTACGAACTTTGCCACTGGTGACATCTAAGAAGTATATACTATCAGCACCAACCGCAACCGCATGATCAGATGCGCCAGAAAGAGCAACATCACCCGAAAGCAATGTTCCTTCAGTGATGGTCAGATCATTCGCTGTCAACTGGCCTGAACCTGAAATACCTGCTGCGCTAAGTCCTTGGGTAACAACAGCACCTTCGTTGCTGACAGTAAAGACACTTTGGCCAACATTAAGCCCGTAAAGAGTTGCTGTTCCAGAACCTGAAATAACGCCTGTTGCGCTAAGTCCTTGGGTAACAACAGCACCTTCGTTGCTGACAGTAAAGACACTTTGGCCAACATTAAGCCCGTAAAGAGTTGCTGTTCCAGAGCCGGAAAGAACAGTAGCAGCTGCGCTACCAGCAATAGTTAACGCACCGTCAGCCAATGTAAGCAAGTCAGTATCAGAGTCACAACCAATGGTTGAGCCATCGTCTACTAACAAGCTCTTAAGGGCGGTATCACCATCAGCGTCGACTGTAAAGCCGGGCATTGTGATTGTAGCCATGGTAAGGTCACCCGCACCATCCAAGTTATCCACACCAGCGACGTTACCAGCAACCGTTAAAGCACCACCGAGGTGGGCGCCGATGCCGGCAGAAGCCGTAAGCGTCTTTCCGAGTAGAATGCTCTCGCTACTGTTAGTGGTAACGAACTTCAGATAGTCGTTGCCGCCCTGTTCAATTGTCAATGCTTCTGCCAAGTTGTCAGTAAGCTGAATTTTGTTTGTGGCAGTCGATCCGCTGAACTCAATCTTCAGTCCATCAGATGCATCAGCAACACCGATGCTATCAGCATAGATCGCTCCAACATTTGTGAGGTTTCCATCTTGGAAATCGCCCGACGTGAATTTACCGGGACCGCGCGCCTCTAAGGAGCCGCTGTAAAGACCAGCCCCAATTTGAAATTTATAAGCCATTTATAAAACCCTCCATATTATAGTTTTTTATGGTTTAAGGATAAATGCAGGTGCACCTATCCATATTGGAGAGCAAGATACAACTTGCCCTCACCTATAAATAGTATTTTCGGGCGCTGCGCATGTGTTTTTTTTTGAGCCGATCACAAGACTGCGTACGTTTTTACACATTTAAACAAAACTAGAATATTCTGTAAGATCCGGAAGCCACATAGATGAGAGATACGGCTCCGTAAGGTGATTCTAACCTAACGGCCCCCACCCCATCGATATTGTGGCCTCCTTGTGCGGCAATTGTAAGATGATTACCCGCACTAACGCCAGCAGAGACCTTAACTCTCACAACGTCTCCCACGCTTAGATTTACAGGAAGAAACCATGTCGCGGGACTGTCAAAAGTCGTCGTCGCATAGTTAAATCCAGCCGATAGTGTGTTGTTTCCGTCACCTATTCCTCGCACCGTCATGCTGTCAGAGGCGCTGGAGCCAGTAACTATACCGCTTAACTTGCTGCCGTCGCCATAAAACACAGATGCGCTAATTGCGGAGCTAGCCGTTAAGTGGCCTGTTACAATTGCTGTTGAGCCGTCGAACGTAAAGTTTGATTCGCAAACTAGACTGTTAGCATCTCCGTTAACATTTGTCAGTATTGCGTTATTGGTAGCATTCGAAATTCTCGGGACGTTGACCACCGAAGCTCCATCAGATGTGCTTAAGTTTCCAGAAATGATTGCTGGGCTAGCACTCTCATACGGAATAATTCGCGTAGAGGGCGGGGTCATTATGGTGCCTGTGAGGACATTGTAGGCCATATGACATATCCTCCTACTTTAGAACACGAACCACTTACCGGATCCGTCGCAATACAAGTTAATTGCCCCCATCGTACCAGCAAGATCATAATATGCATTACCATCTATGGTGTTTCCCGAACCTGCGGAGGTATAAACATGCACTGCGTTAGGAGAGCCACTGCGAGTTGCCTGCTCGTCTTTAATAACTAAAAGGGCACCTTTCATTTCAGCAGATGCAGTGGGCAACCAAAGTTTAGTATCAACACTGGTGGCACAACCAACTATATAATCATCTCTGTGAATTAAGAAACTATTATTTGGCGCGCCGGATCCGGTAACCGTTCTATATCTACCACTTAAACCTCTGACATGCACACGTTTTGGGTTAAAAGAAGAGCTAAAAATATATGCGGCGTCGAAATTGTACTCCTCGGCCTCGGGATTGTCTTCGCGATTAGTAGAGGCTGTTATGATTAAACTACCAGTTCTGATGTGGAGATCTTCATCGCTGTCGCCAAAGAACGTAGAACCAGAAATGTCCCAGTAAGTCTTCTGTTTAACGTGATAGGAACTTGCAGAAATTGCGCCTTTAACGTAGAGGTTACCAGTCAAAAACAACTGCGTATCAAGAGCCCCTAGGGTTCCGCCGCCTGCATTAGTATTTTTAAATGTAAAGTGGTGGGAGCCCGTTACCATGGCACTACTGCTATAGAACATGACTGCTTTATCGGAGCCGTGAGAACCATTGGCTGGTCCTCGGGCGATTTCAGCAGTCGTACCGCTGCACTGGATATATGCCCATCCCCACTGAGCCATTAGCCTACTCCTATGGATCCAGAATAATTAGGGCCGTAACTGCCAGATGTTCTCTTGGACGGCACCGATGTGAGGCCAGCGACAATATCTACATTGTCGGATCCAGAGATCCATAATTGAGAAGTTTTAACCTCCAGCCTTAAGCTTTCTCTGCTTTTGCCAGATGCATCAGCTTTTCCAATAGTAAAATAATTACTGTTGCACACGCCAACTTTAGAAAACCCAACGCGGGCAGCATTAGAGGCATCATTGTTGACAACGACAACCCACCTAGTTACCGAGGGGAAAGTTACGTAAGTTGCGCCCACGGCATTTGAGCCGTTAATTGCGCCGCTGCAATATGGCTTGCCGCTGGCTTGATATGCTGGGACGTGGTTTAGGCCAGCCTCCATTTTCCATGAAACGCTCATCTTATAAAAAACCTCCGAAAAAAGTCATGTTCATTATAAATAGTCATCTATTTTTTCTATTGCGCCTTTCTTGCGCTCTTTGTTTCTTGAGTAATTCTCGGGCCCGAGACCGCTGGGCACGTATTCTCTTTTCTTTCTTAGCAACAGAAGGCTTTTTATACCTTCTTCTATCTTTTGCTTGTTCGATAATTCTCTCTTTCTTTACTTTCTTGGAGAATTTACGTATCAGCCTCTCATTGCTGTTCCTACACTCTCTAGCGTGGACTATTACATTCGCTTTTCTGCTCATTTCATTGCCTGCCAGATCTTGCCGACGCCGCCCATTAAAGAAGAAATATCTACACCAGCATCGCCGGCATCTCCCAGATCAACAGATCCTGCTTTCGGGGAACCACTCGCGGCCTCAGACATCGGCTGTGTTCCTTCGAACAAATTAACACCATTATAGGCATCTGTGCCTATAGAATCCATAAGGCGACGGCGATGTTGGTTAATTTTAGCATTTGTCTCGCTGGTTTTACGACGGGGGGCCTGTCTTTCAGCAACAGGTGGTGAGGGTGGTGATCTTTGTTCGGTTCGGGTCTCCACAATAAGACTGCTCTGCATGCCTTTGGCCACTTCAGAAACCACATTGGATAAGAGGCCTTCTTCTAAAAGAACCTCGTGAATGCATTCCTTAACCAGCGGCTTAATTATCTTTTTTAAATCTGTCTTATTCATCTAATATCTCGTTTAATAGCCTATTAATTCTGTCCGCCTTAGTAAAGACCTTGTTGTTAAAAGACTTGGCCTCCTGCATCATGAATGCGTTCGGTGTTGAAGGCTCCGATACGAAATCAAAACAAATAAGCTGAAAGTCGTCTTCTACAACTGTTTGGCCGGCGCTTTCGGTGACAGAGCCCATTCCACGGGAAGAAATTCCAAGTTTAACGCCAGATTCTACAAGAGATTTAAGTATGCCGCCCGCGGGCGTGTCGAGTACTTTAACCTTTCCCATCACATTTTTCTGATCCCACCACACATCTGTTACCATATGGGAAGCGTTCTTAAGATTGATGACTGAATCTTCGGGGTGATCTAGTTCGCCGAGGGCGCGGCGTTCTTTTACTAGTTTCTGGTAATTTTTCATCTCGCGCACCAAGACGGCATGAGGATAAACTCTGCCATTGCCATTTTGAACGTCCGCTTCCTGTAATTTTCCTGATAAAATCATTCCTCCGGAGGCCACGTATCTCTTTTCCTCTTCGGTTAAAAGATCTTGACAAACGCCGCCTTCGCATAGTTCATAATATTCTCTTAAAAGTTTTTTACTCATTTTATCATATCCATTAATTTTTGTATTCCAATAAAGCTTCTTTAAAGGCATGCTCCAGGAGGCGGGCCACTTGATCCTTTTGGCCTCGACGAACCATTTGTCTACGAAGGGCCTTTTTAACATACTTGGAAAATTTCTGAAAGCTACTTGGGCTGCTAAATATGTCTTTAAGCTTGGGATCTTTCTCTAATAAGTCCCTATTGTCTGAAATAAATCTCGACAAGATCTTATCAAGAGGAGAGGCGCCCGGGGGAGCTAAGTCTCTGATATCAGAACGAGCAGAGGCCTTGTCGGCTTTTTGTTGTTTTCTCCAATCAAAGCCGGCTTGATGGTACTTTTGGAAAAGCGCATGGTTTAGCAGGCTTTGCATTAGCTGCTCAATTTGATCGCGGGGAACATTCTCAAACTCTGTCTGGCCTTCAGGAGTGGCCACCCAGCCACCGATACGGGCTCCGGAGGCGCCGGTTCTTTTAGACCACTTCAGAATAAGCTCCCTGAATGCGTCGGGATCTCCCGATTTTGCGGCTCGATGCATAGCTATCACCATCTGGGCGCCGTGGTCTTTGGCTTGCGGGGATGCCTTATCTTTCATTAAACTTTGTAGCTTTCCGAGAATGCTCTTTCTAACTTGGTTGGTAATAGTATCCTCTAATAAAAGCTCGCTCTGATGCTCCATAACCAATTTGGAAACCATATCTAGGCCCTCGGCAACTGGAATTCCTCTTTGCTTAAAGTATTTCGCTAGGCGTTGTGCTAATTTCTGGGCTGTTTGCTGCGATATTCCTGTCTGCTTCTGCAATTGCATAAACAGAGGCTGCTCTCGGGCTCCTCCTGGCTCAGTCGATACTTTCTGCCTTCTCGTTAACGAAAGAGGAGTATCATCTGGAAGCTTTTGTCTATCGTCTGATGCCGGATCGCCCGCCGGATCGCCGGCCGGATCGTCGGGGTCGGAGCCTGGAGCGGGAGGCGTTTCGGATCCGGAAGGCCAATCTTCTCCTCTCAATACAGCAACGGTCAAACTATGAATACGATCAGCTACGTGCGCACTGTCGGACATAAGAGCTTTTACTCTATCATCGCCATCAAGATCAAGAGACACCATGTCCTTCTTAAATTCTTTTCGTAGCCCATTGTATTTCTGATGGAAAGTCTTCAAGATACTAACCAGTTTTCTATCTGAGCCTCCCAAGCCGGAAGTAGGGGACGATGACCGATCTCCGACGGCGCCGCGGAGGCGCGCCATCTGTCGGCCAATAAAGGCCTCAGAGATTATCTCCCTGATCTGTTCTAGCTGTTCTTTCGTCAACTTGCTGTGCATAGCTAAGATCCTTTACAACAGCGACGAACCGGCTGCAACATCCATTTATTGGTCCAATTTGTGTTCATGTTTCACTCCATTATCTCCGAAGAGCATTGTTAAAATATAAGATGTCCCCGAAGATATTCCTCCAAGTAAGAAGAAATTAAACACAGTTACATCAAAACTAAATAGTTCTGTGAATGGAGAAAGTAGCATTAAAAGCCACCCAACATGAAATCCCATGCACATTGGGCAGCTTGCCAATTCTCCAAGTTTGCCTTTCTTTGGTCTTAATCTCGAAAAGATCTTGCCGTAGACAAGAATTTGTGTGAGCCCGTAGGCGCAAAGTATAAATGTTAAAAGTTCTGTCATTGTTATCTCGTTGGTCTGGTCTCTAGGGACCGTTCATCAGCTAAAAAGTCTTTCATCACTTGAGTTCCCCAATCATTCGGCAATACTCCTGATGCTCCATTTAGTTGTTCCATAGCAAACGCGACAAAAGGTCCATTAAGCAAAGGATTAATAGTTCCCTCATAAGCATCATGTACGTTCATCAAATCTAAAATAGGGTTTTGGTGGGTAGCGTTATCGTCTACTAACATAATACTAGCCAAAACTGCCGCATCATCTTTCAAGCTAACTTTCGCTCTTTTAGCAACCGCTCCTACGAGTTTGGCGCTGTTCTTTAAAAGGCCTAGGCCCACAACATCGGCCGTAATTTCTATTCCCGATTCGCTGGCTGCTGCTTCCAATTCTTTGCTGAAGGCGCCCCCACTAGCTATATCGCGAGCCATCACTCCCACTAAAAATTTAAGATCTTCCGCGGTAACTTGAGCACCCTGAATGCTCTTTAGACGAGATAAAACATCTGCTAATCGCTCGCGGCGCTCGCGGCTCGAAGCCTCAACAATGCTGTGGCGCCACTTCTCCATTATTAGCTTCATTTCCGACATAGTGAAGATCCTTAAATTGTGTACATATAGCTTAGCGAATAGGGATCTCGTATCATGCCCTTTCTAATGGAGCCCTGCTCTGTGTTATGCGGTACCTCTCCGAGTTCTGTCGCATCTTCTTTGTCGGGATGAACAATTTCGTCATCTGCCATTGAAATGATCGCCTCTGTGGATTCGAAGTACGGGCGCTCTTCAGTAATAAAATTATTAATATTCACAAGAGCCATTTTTGCTGAACTGATGTCCTCCTTAACTGCATCTTGAAGCGTTGCCTCAAAAGAGCCGTAGAAAGAGCCCGCCTGGACGCTTTCCGCAATTACAATTCCCTTTTTGCGAAGATAGGCAAACAATCTATTTTGAGCACCATAAACTAAATCGTTCATCGATTCTTTAGGAAAAGCTAACACTTTCTTATTCTTAACAGACAATACAATATCAATATCTCCATGGTCGAAAATTATAAGATCACCATTTAAGCTTTTTCTAATGTCCATCTCAAGGTGGACAGTTGTGCTTTTTGCACCTTTACCAATTTTAACTTTGATCGCCATCTTCAGAAATTTCCTTCACAAGTTTTTGCGTCTTTAATACTGTCAATAAAACATTCTCATCGAGCCCTCTATTATAAAAAGAGACGAGCTTCTCTACAATTAGACCTGTTTTTCTTAACATGTCCTCATCAGATTTAATACTCTCATGGTCAAGAGATACGACCAATTCTTTTTTAAGTCTACCGATCTCCTCATTTAAAAATACTTTTAGAGAGATGGAGTTATCAGCGAAAGAAGCAATGTAAAAATTCAATAACTTCTTCTGTTCGTTCAATAATTCTTCGTCATACTTTTCATTAAATTTATTTACAAAGGAAGTAAACACAATATTATCAACCGGAGTGGTGGCGTCGGTGTGTTCAGGAGATTTCGTCATTATCTCAATAATTTGTTTTTCTAAAATAACTGAATTTTTCGGGGAGAGCTTGTCGGAGAAAATTTGGCTAATTGTTGCCAAGGTCTTGTAATTTGGTACAAATGTGTTATAAACTTCAGGAGTCAGTTGTTTGTTAACGTCGTCTATGAGATCGCTTTGCTTTACAAAGAGACCTTCAGTGTCCAAAAGTCGGCTTTTTATCTTGGCTTCGTTCAAAATCCTTTGCGCTGTATCGCGATCCATATGGACGCTCTCATATAGTGAACGATAACAATCTAAGTGAGTTCTTAAAACGGAATCCGGAGCAAAATGCTTTCTTATAATTTTGACTATCTTCTTTTGTGTGCTTTCGTCTCTCTTCAGCATGGCCGCGGTGGCCTCTTTAATCAAAGATTCATAAATAAAAGCCGTATTTCTTTTCTTATTGTGCCTTATCTTCATCCTGTTGCTCCGTTAATGATGTATTTTTATTTTCTAGATCTTCAAGGAGAACCTTTATCGACTTATTAATCTTAAAAAGTTTCTCCTCTTCCTTATGTTCTCTCAAATTATAAATAGATTCATCTTGCTCATAAATACCCCTAGCTAGCGTCTGTATGTCTCCTGCGCCCGGAATAATGTTTCTCAATGAAGAGCCTGCCACCTGTTTAGCCCATTGACCATTGTTGTGAGATTTAACGGCGGCGCCCTTTCTGCCATCCTTTCTGGGGTTGACTGGCCGGTAGACCTTGGTGCCGTGGGGCCCGCGATGTTTTCGCGGAGCCAGCCGCGGCGAATTGCGAGAGCCGGGGGGAACTGCGAGCAGTGCCGATTCATCTCCTCCGCCTTCTGCTTCTGCGCCGGCTTCGCCGGCTGGCATCTCTTCGGGGCCGCCTAGGTCACCGCCGAGGTCGCCTCCGAGGTCGCCTCCGAGGTCGCCTCCGAGATCACCGCCGAGATCACCGCCGAGATCACCGCCGAGGCCAGCGCCTTCGCCGGCTGCTGCCGCTTCCGCAACTGCTTGTAGGGATGCATCATGTTTGCGATCGTAATACATCTCGCGCTGGTTGCGAATAAACTGTTCGTGTGACATGCCAAATATATTTTCAGCGACCCAACGACGAGAGAAATAGCCCTCAGTGGCACCGCCGGCAATATCAAACTTGGCCTTCCAGTGTTCAATCTCTTGCAACTCTGCAATTTTTGATGGATTGTTCAATGAAAGATTAAACGATAACAAGTCATCACCCCTAAACCCTAATGTATAAAGATGAATAATGCCCACCTTTTCAAGCTCTGCAATAATGACGCGCTGCAATCTCTGAATTGTTCTTGCAAATCGAATGTCTTTTTGGGCGAGTGTGGTCTTGTCTTCCGCGGCTCCTTCGCCCATGGCGAGATATGCTTGGGGAATTTTTAACGCGGAAAAGAGTTTATCGCGAAGATATTTAATGTCATCAATCGCTGTGATGTTCTGGGCGCCAGGGAGGGAAACAATATCAGTAGCAGTTCCAGGGCGTACGGGAATATAATAATCCTCCTCAATAGACATAGGGTTGTAACGCAAATCTATTCTACCACTATCAGCATCGACAACCGAATGTCTTTTTAGCTGTGTAACAATCTTTTCCATATATTGTTCAACTTCGTTGGGAGGAATAGCACTGACGTCAATCTTGAAAATTCTACGTTCCGACGAACGAATGACGCGATAAGCCATCATGGCATCTTCCATGAGGACCAGTTGGCGCCAAATGCGGCGTGCTGGCTCTAAAATAGAAGTTCCATAAGGCGCATATTTATCATTGCCTAAAATACGAAAATGAGCAATCTGCCAATTCTCAAAAGTCATACCAGCGGAATTCCACTGGTATTGAACGTAATTGGGGTTGGTAGAATCCATACCTTCTAATCTTTCTACCTCCTGAATTGGCAAAGAAATTACTGACTGAACTCCAAACTTATCGTCTATATCCAAATACAAAAAGAAATCACCATACTTGCACAAAGTTCGGGCCCACCCAAAAAGGTTATATTGAACATTTAGAATCTGATCATATAAAATCTCTAAGACTGCCTTTAACTCTTCGTTGGGACAACTAACCCTTATCATTGGGCTTAAATCCGTATATGTCGTCATCTCGTCCGCATATATATCCAAGGTAGATGCAATCTCAGGAGTATATTCCATCTGATCAAAATCAATATAGCGCTCCGATCTACGCTGATTACCAACAGCGTTGGCCGCTATAACATCTAGCGGATTGTAAAGAGATTTCTTAAACTGCTGGCCAGAGGCAGATTTAAATCGCGAGGAAAACTTATCAAGATGTTGGCGGCGGATCCGCCTACCTGTCTGAGACCTGTAATTGATTATTGGGCCAGAAAATAATCTCGTCAGCCTTTTAAATAATTCAGATTTTCTGTTGGCGGGATTTCTGCCTTGCTTGGGGTTTCTACGATTGTTGGGTGGCATTTATATTCTCACTTTATAATCCATTTGTATTGTTGATACATTTTTTCTGCTTCTGTCATTTTATCAAATATATTGTCTTTTTTATAGCCCTCTTGGCCAGCAATTCTAGTATTAAAGGTTGTTTTTGTGGTTATAATTGCTCCAATAAAAGCTTTCTGATAATTTAAATCTCGGGCATTTGCCTGCAGTGCCGTGTCTCTAACCCAGCACGTGATGGCTAGCGCCATGATTAAATCGTCATTATATCCCTTCATTGCTTCTGGCCGGCCATTCCTCCAAATAAATGTTTTCATCTCGTTAGCGGTGCGAGAAGAATATATGGTAATTAGTTTGTTTCTGATAAACTCCTCTAATTTGGCAACTATGAGGGGGCGCGTTTTCATGGAGGTGGTAAAGCCCGGCACAGCTGAGCTTCTTGTCTCGGCCTGATGTTGTTCAATATATTCGTGCGTAGACTTAATTGAATGATAAACATTTGGATATTGATATTCGTTGATCAGCTTGTCTAAAACAGAGTACCCGATGTTATTGTTCTCAACCACAAGCATGCAATTTCCAAATTCTCTGCCAACACTGTTTAGCATATTGGCAAACATATCGATTGTTGGCTTTCCTTGATATTCGCCGACGACTTCTAGCGTTTCAAGTTTAACGATGTGGAATGTAGAGAAGTCGGCGCCGTCGCCGCGCGACACATCGGCGACCATTAAATAATTACAGGTAGAATCAAATTCTTCCCAGATCCAAAAGTTACGGTCGAAACCGGTGCGATATTTGGGATCCTTAATTGTGGATAACAAATACTCCATACACTCCGGATCGATAACTGTCTCGCCCGAAGTATTAAAGTTACACTCCAACTCCTGGGCAATCTGGCGTTTGGACATATTTTTGGTTTCTTTGTTATACCACTCCTCATCTCGTTCTGGGTGCACGCCCCACCGTAGCGTTGTGAGGTTAAAGTTATTGGTGCCGGCTTCGGCGTCTGTACAGGTTTTATGAAACCAGTTGCCCACACCATTGGGCGTTGATAATGCAATGCAGCGCCCACCTGTCGATAGCGTGGGATATAGCCCAGTCCACAACTCTTCAAGGTTTTCAATATGTGCGGCCTCATCTAACACCAAAAGCGATAGTGCTTCTGAACGGCCGGCATCGCCAGATGTAGAAGCGGCCTTAATTGACGAGCCATTAGAAAGCTCAAACGAGGTGCGGTTGTCTACACTGATTGTGGCAATCTTTAGCCAATCGGGGACATTGCGCATGATATGTTTAACTTTTTTAACCAAGTTTCCCGCTGTCGCAAACTTAGTTGCCATAACAAGAATAGCCTTATCGCGGTGGAACAACATCATCCACACAATATAGCCTGCGGTAATCGTTGAGATGCCTAACTGTCGAGCTTTTAGAATAACATTAAAACGGTAATCATTAAAATCTTCGAGAAGGTCATCTTGGAAGTCGAAAGTGTTAAAAAGAATAAGTCCATGTAATGGGTGCGATATTCTTGCGTAGTTGTTAAGGAAGTAGGAGGGGTTTTTTCCACACTTAAGTATTTCTTTTACTTTTTCTTGTTTTGATAATTCGAAGCTCATCAATCATCTTGTGACTTGGACCTAGTATCATTCTCGGGGCGTGTTCCGCCTTTTCCATTCCAGCCACCTTGATCAAGAAAGGATTTCCAACTGCCTTCAAGCCGGTCTTCCGAAGGAGCATCTACCTGCATGTCTTCAGATAGGCCACCAACCTTATAGTGCATCTTTGCTATTACCCACGATCTCACACGGGATGAGTTTTCTACACGAACATCAATCTCGCCTTCAGAAGTCAATGATACAGAGCTACCGGTAATCTTCTTATATTCTTTCTTGAGGAAGGAGGCGATATCAGCAACGCGAGATTCAACATCGCTTTCGAAGCCGGCGGCATATACTTCTTTTAGCTGCACTTCTGATTGATACTTAATACACATCATGTTGCCGTAAAATGAAACTCCAAAACCATCGATAACTCTTTTGTCGAGTATCATGTCTCCCTCTTCTCGCTGGAGGCCGGCCTTAAGAGCTTCGCCATCGTCGTCAAGGGCGCCATCATAAGCGTTTGCAGCTGCCTGGGAGAGGCCTTGCACTATTTCATAAACTGTTGCCATGTCATTCTCTCCTGTTAACCTGGGTACCGGGGGCTGCGCCGGCGGCACCGGTATCGGTGGCGGAGTCGGGATCATTTTTAAGCACCTTCTGCAAAACAATTGCAAGCTGATCAATTCTCTGCGCAGCGATCCCGCTAGCGATATTTGTCTCTTTTGCGGCCGCCGTTAAAAGCTCGATCAGCGATTTCATTATTCCCCTCTCTGCGTTAGTGAGGCCCGCAGCGGCTTCTTTACTGCGATCGAGGGCGCCAGCTCGGAATTCGCCTCCGGATGCGCCGGTGGCGCCGGCGGTAAATTTATCCGCCTCCGACAGTACGTCTTTGATCATTTCTTTAAGAATTGTTTTGTTTAATTTCATTGGGTCTCCATCCTTTTTTCCATCTTTCTTCTCTGTTCTCGACATATTTTACGTAACAATTGTTGCAACAGTCAAACTTGACGAGACAAACATCATCCATAGACTTCTTTGGGAAGCGACCACAAATAGGACAACTTCTTAAAGATTCTCTATTAAGTAGTTTTTTTGAGATCTTAATCCCATTAACATCTACTTTTTCTTGCCATTCTTCATTTTTACGCTGCTTATTATAAAAGTCGCGCGATTGTTCAAGATATTCTTTTTCCTTTTCCTCGGACCATCCGGATTTAGGATTCTGAATAGCCTCCTTACCGTACTTCTCAGCAATTGCTTTTTCTATCGCCGCAATTTTATTAAGATCTTTACTCATTAAATGCTCTATAGCCGCCATATGTAGTCGCTATTCCTACTGCTATTCCCCCAGCAAACCACCACCACTTATTAGACGGGCCCTGGGCCAACATCGCATCCTGCAAGGCAGCAATCTCGATGTCTTTTTGTTCAATACGCAAATCATATTCGCGAGTGAGGGCATCTAAGCGGATTTGAAAGTTCTGTCGCTCTAGCTGAAACTCTGTTGCCTGAACATCGATCTGATATTCTACTTCTAGATCGCACTCCATTCTATATTCCATCGGAAGCACTAGCAATTCGGCGATGCCTCGCTTGTTAAATAAAACACCCTCAAAGGGCGCTGGCTCATCTTGACCGACAATAGTAAACTGTGGCGGATCTGCGTGAGCCACCATAGAAAACAATAATGCTTTAAGGAACATATTGAAATCCGAATGTATCTGTTATTTCTTCTGCGAGTTCTTCTTTGTTTTCGGTGAACTGTTGCCGGTTGTCGATCGTTGTTTCAATTTCCACAATTCTCTCTTCAACCACCACTTCAATCTGTCCTCTTTCTTCTTCATATTGTCTCTCCAATAATTCTAATGCTTCGCGATAAGTCTGCAAAGCTTGTTCTTTTCTTTCTAGTTCTTCAGTGTGAATTTCTTGCAGGCCATCAATCTGATTTTGAAGAGACTGCTGGCTAGCTTGATAGGTGTTCTCAAGCTGCTTATAATCATAACGCATTTTTCCGATAACTGTAAGCAAAAGGATAATAATTGTTATTTCTTTCCAGTTTTTCTTTGCGAGACCGAGAACTTTAAGCCGGTCAATCTTTAACATCACACGCCTTTCATCTTCGCAATACCGTCGATAACACCTTGGGCGCCGATGTAAATTGCGGAGAGCATTACCCAGTCGCCCGAATCAAGACCATAAAATGCCATAAGCCCTGTGGCTGTTAGCCAGACCAGAAATTTGCGAGAAATCATCTTCTCAACTAATCTGTCTAATTTTCCTTTTGTTTCTTCCATTACTCTATTCCTTTTTCTTTTTTAACGCTCTTAACACATTTTTCGTATTTTTCTTTATCTTCTCGGCCAACTGAGTCAGTGCAAATTGCCCAGGGATTATCTTTTTTCTCTGCTACTTGGCCGACGTCATGCTGCTCAAAACTTCTCAACCTATCATACAGTGATTTTAAAATAGGAACTATGCTTTTTCCTTGATATTGACCCGAAAGCTTGCTCTTTGCTTTGAGTGTGGCTATAGCCTTTGGAATATTCCCTCGACTCGTGTTATTGATAAACTTTTCCCAACTAAGAGCTACTTTGGCTATATCGTCAGGAGTATTTTTAACTACGGCTGGGCTCATGGGCGCCTCAGCGCCAGAAAACTCACTCGAATGAGGAGGAAATCCCTGCTTCGCCAATGTCTCGGCCTCATAAACATCCACACGATCATAGTCTTCGGGGTTTTCCAATACTGCGCGGGCCCATGCTTCGCGGGTGCGCGGCTGGCCACTCTCTGGATCCATGCCGAAAGGTGTATATTGCCACGCTTCTTGGATTAAAAATGTGTAGTATTCTTCTTGGATGATCTCATTTAAATTCTCTTTAAATCCCATCACCGGGCGATCGCCTTCGCCACCACCGGGCTGATATTCAGTTGGAAAGTCCTCTTCTGGCTCTCCTGGCTGTGCTGCGTCGGCTTGTGCCTGGAGTGCTTCTTCACCATACATATGAGTAAACACATCTCCGAAAACATCAGAGGTTACTTCAGCCTCCATTCCTTGAAGCATTGCGGCGATGGCCGGGCCGGCGATCTCTGGGGCCAACTCCTCTTTGATAACTTCTTCAGTAATAATTTGACGTAATCTTTCGGGTGTAATTTTCATTATATTATTCCTTATGTCGCTAATCCATTCATACTTAGTATTCTTCTTCTTCTTCTCGATACAGAAGGGGCCCCTGCGGACTAAGCATCGTATCCCAGAATTGAGCCGCAGCGGCGGGGTCGGTGTTAATAGCG